CAGTTAACGTCTAAGTCGGGAAAGGAGAGGCTAAGATGCCCGACGCAACAGTTAGTCACGAACCCGTCAGGAGGGAGCTTAAAAGTGCTCCCCCTGACGGTTACGTGCTTTTGCTCCAACTGCCGTACTACGACATGCTTGAACGTCGTGACGGTGCTTCGCGTCTTTACGCTCAGGCTACTGAAGACGGCGAAACTGACGGTAAGCTGTTCATGGAGTCCATGCAACAGCACTCTCGCGCTTTTGAGTTTAAGAAGTGTATTGTCGGTCATAACCTTACCGACAAGGATGGTACGCCTCTTGACTTCACTAAGCCTGAGACACTTCGTAAGCTCAATCCGTCTATTGGGCATGAAATCGAAATGCTCATTGACGAGCTTAACGGGGAAGCTGAGGAAAGCGAGGATTTTACTCCTGCGCCGTCCTTGTCCTCCTTGGAAGCGAGTACCCCGCTCAGCGATCCGGATACCACAAACGAGCTATAAAGGCATTCGGTAGAGACTTAATAACCGAAGTTGTCAAGTGGATTGATACGACCCGCCTGTGCCGAGAGTTTCATGTGTTACCGGTTTCAGGCGGGTTGTTTCAACAACCGGGACAATACGTTTCTCGCATAAAAGCCGTGCTAGAAGCTGAGGCGGAAGTACAAAGGCTTAAGGACGAGCGCGAACAGTTAAGGACACCGCAAGCGAGAGAGCAGAGAGAGCAGAGAGCTAGACGTGATTCGCGGGTCTGAAATCATTATCGCGGTTAGGTTGTCGAACCAGGCTTCGGGTCAGGCTCGACGCCTCTCACGCGATATCATGGCTATGGGTGGTGCAGCGAAAGCTGCTAACCGTATGGCCGAAATGAGTGCTGCTATGGATACGCAGCGACTTCGCTCCGCTCGCCTTCTAAACCAGTTCGATCAGCGTAGGCGTCAGCATGCGATTAACATGTCGCAGATCGACAAGCAGACCAGCGCACAGCTTACTAAGCGTATCGGTCTGTATCAGCGATTAAACCGTACTGCCGATCCTACGCGGCGATTGATGCTTCAGCGGGCTATTAACGAGTCGCTGATGGAAGACGATATCCTCCGTCAGAGAGGACTTAAGCTAGAGCAAGGTATGGTAGCGGCTACTGCCGAACATACCGCTGCCATGAAAGGGCAGGAAGCCATACTAGCTCGTATGGTTGAGGAACAGAAGCTCATGGCTGCTATGCAGCGAGCGAATCGGTTTACTACTGTCGGCAGGGGAGTATCGCAAGTAAGCCGAGCGGCAGGCTTCGGAGGCTTGCTAGCCACAGCAGGCTTCGCCGCCGTTAGCAAGGACTATGCAGACTTCAGCACCCTTGTTACCAAGGCTTCGACGCAGATCGCTAATAACGCCGGTAAAGGCATCGACGCTATCCTTGCGTCTGTAAACAGGCTTGAACCGGCTATCCAGCGTCAGATGAAGATATTTCCTGCGTCGCAGAACGAAATGGCTGATGCCCTCTATCAGCTTTATTCGTCTATGGATCTTACGGAGCAGCAGGGTGTTAAACTGCTCGCTACTACCAACAAGGTGTCTGTCGCGTTTGGTAGCGATCTACCTACAGCTACCAATGTTCTTATCACTACGCTCAATAACTTTGGAGCGTCTGCTGGTGGTGTTAACCAAACGCTTGACGACTTGGCGGCTATCGTGCGTATTGGTAGATTGGAGCTTAGCGACTTCGACTCCATGATGAACTCTGTGGCTCCTGCTGCGGGTGCCGCTGGTTACAACCTTAAGCAGATGGGTGGAGCAATGGCTGTTATCACCCGTTTGATTCCTTCTCAGGAAAGAGCCGCCACAGGGCTTGCTCGCCTTATTGATATCTTCGGCAATAGAGACTTCCAGAAGGGTATGGCTAAGGCTGGTGTCTCTATCACCGATGTTTCGGGTAATCTGCTTGGCTTTGAGGAAATCATCCGTCGCATCGCTAGCCTGCATCCAGAGGGTCAGGGGCTTCAGAACTTCATTCAGATTATGACCGCTAGTGGCCGTGGCCGTGGTCAGGGCATTACTGGTCAGGCTAACGCACGTCGCGCGCTTGTGCAGCTTGTCAGGCATTATCAGATGTTGCATAGAGCGCAGCTTGACGTGAACGACTCGCAAGGCGAATTTAACCAGCGTTTCCAGGCTATGCTGAAAAGCCCTGGTACTCAGTGGGCTATCTTCATCAATCAGATGAGAGTGCTTGCACTAGAAATCGGTAAAGACGCTCTACCCGCGATCATCCGGCTTCAGGCGTTTATCAAAGGGTTGGTCGATAGGTGGCATAGCCTCTCGCCTGAGCTACGTCACAGCATTGTTTACTTTACCGCAATCACTGGCGTCATCGCACTTCTGGCCGCTCCCATCGGTATCATCACTGGCTCGCTTTTGAGCCTGATCGGAATGCTCAAGCTTCTGAGTATCACGCTCGGTACTACCGGCACTGCTGGTGTTATTGGTCGTCTAGGACTTCTACTCGGTATCCTCGGTAGACTTACAGCACTCGGTACGATCCTACTTGCTGTCAAAGTAGTTGTGGACAGTTCGCAGTTGGAAGACCTCCGTAACTGGATGAAGAAGAATATTCCTGGTGGCGGTGGGCTTGTGAAGGTTCTTGGGTTTAGCGGTCGTGACCTTCTCCACAGCATTGGTATCGGTGGCGATCCTGACGAGCATGGCACCCAAAGTAAAAATGCCAACGCTCGCAAGGTTGACCCGCTAACGAAGAAGGTCAACGAAGCCACGCAAGCCTACATTAAGAACCTGAAGGCCAATACCCTCATGTCTGACATTATGAAGAAGTATGGCGCTCAGCTTGACGGTACAGATGCTAAGCTGAAGCAGTACAACGAAGACATGAAGCAGTACAACAAGGGTATGATGGATGCGGTTAAAAACGCCCATACTCAGTACGAGCAGATTGTCGATCAGGCCGTCGATAACATGATCGCCAAGTATAACGAGCTTCGTGACGCCAATACTGCTGCTTTCGGTAGTCTGTTCCAAGGGCCACTGCTTACCGGTGAATCCTTCCAGACCGCTGAAGAATGGGGTGTCACGCCTACCATCGGTATCATCAATAAAGACCTGTCGCAGCAGATCAACGCCTTTAACAAGTGGCAAGGTGATCTGCGCGCTATCGCCGGTCGTGGCGCTCCGAAGAAGCTCGTTCAGGAGCTTACCGATCTTGGCCCTGATGCCGCCGATAAGATCGAGGTTCTCCGCAAAGCTTCGCCTAAGATGTTCAACAACTTCATCCGTCTGTGGAAGCAGAAGAACGCTGCTATCGAGCGCGAGACTAAGCGCGACTTTAACGACCAACTCAAGATATGGCAGAGCCACGGTAAGAACATGGGTCTTAAGATCATTGCCGGTCTTGAGTCGGAAGGCGGCGCTCTTGAGAATACAATGCGGAAAATCCTCAAGAATAGCTTTAACGGTGATCTGCTGAGTCAGATCGTAGCCGAGGCTATCCGCGATTTCAAGGCTAACAACGATCTACCTGAACGTCCTACTGGTACACGTACAGGCGGTACAACCACCACAAGACGCACTGCGACGCCTATCAGCCAGATGACGCTAGCTCAGGTCAATAAGGCACTCAAGCGTGACGTTCCTCGCCTGCGTGATGCTAACAGCGAACTGATTTCGTACGCTGCCTATACGACGAATCCACAAAGCGCGGGTGGTACTAGACAGACCGACGCTGAAAAGGCGCATATCCGCGAACTTATGCGTAAGCGTACTCTGCTTGAGCGTAGGGTGCGTCGTGAGCGTAGGCGTCGTAAGAAGCTTACGGCTACTGCTAACTCGGGCACTTCTACCACCACTCAGAACACCGGAATGAGCAGTTATCAGAATACGCCTTCTAGCCCACAGCAGATTCAGGTTAACCTGTATAGCAAGGGAGAGCCTACTGTCGTGCAGGCTCGTCAAGCAGCGTGGATCATCGCGCAGAAGAGTAAACGGGTATGATCGACTTTATCGAGCTAAGACCGTTCGGACGATCGACACTGGAACTCAATACTCTGAGCTATCCTATCGTTGACTCGTTTGAACCTGAAATCGAGATTGAAGAGCATAAGTACAAGAAAGCCATTGTTATGGGCGAGTGGCCTGCGTACCATCCTGAAGGTGCGCTGTACGTCACTATCAATGGCGACGTGGTTGGGAACCTGGGGGCCGATTACACTAGTAAGCGCGACGCTCTCACGTTGGCGCTTACCCCTCTGTACGACATAGACGATAAGCCTGTCAATCGCAACCACGGTACTCTCGCCTTGCAGTTGACCGGATGGGCTGCTGTCGCTACGCAGGATTACGTTGTCACGTCTAAGAGCATTCCTATGACAACCGATTTCGTTAGCGTCAGTTCGTTCCATATAACCCTGAAGTTTCCGATCCCGTACTTCGTGAACGGAAGCACTCGGTACTACCTGGCCTAATGGCAGATTGGCAAGTTGCCTTTGTAGAGAGCATGGTAAACCCTACGGGGTTTTTCCGCGTTAATGATCTAACGTTCTCACTCGTCAATAGCGACGAAGGGCCGATGAGCTGTGAAATCCCGCTTGGGCATCCTGACCTCACTCCGAACCTTATCGGGCCTTATCGTACCAGTTACACTATATATCGTAATGGTACTATCATTACTGGTGGGATTGTCAACTCAATCAACCTTAACAAGGATAGGGATAGTCTGCTTGTTGGTGGTGCTGACTTTCTTCATTACCTTAAGCGCCGTATATATCCTTTCGATCCTAAGCTGTACGTTAACGGTGGTTGGGTAGATTGGCCTATTAGGTACCGCAACCTCGATACGTGCGAGATTGCACGTCGGCTCATCAATAAGATGTACGACGCCGATCCCGCGTATAGCTGGCCTATCTTCCCTCATAGCGGTGTTGGCACAGGCTTTCACACTAGCTACAAGATTTACCCTGCTGACCCGACTACCATCTACGACCATATCAAGGCGCTTAGCGAGATGGGGCCGGACGACGGCTTTGAGTTCGCTATCTCTCCTGTCACGCTTGAGTTCTTTATGTACCCCGGCGGCAGGGACTCTGGCTTTACACCGTATGACTACGCTCCGCGTTGGACTGAAGCTGGTGGCGCTCTAATCGACTTTGACTGGAATAACATCGGCCCGAAGGGTACATGGACACTTGGCCTCGGTACCAGTCAGTTGAACGGTAAGAAGATGGGAGCCACTAAGACCGACGTTGACAACAAAGCGCAGTTCAGCCGCTTGGACACTGTGGAGGATTTTGGATCAGTACAGGATCAGAAGGCGCTTGACGCGATGACGGACTTTCAGGGGTCTACGAACCTTGGGCCGGAACGCTCGCTTAGCCTCGCTGTACTCAATCCACAGTTTCAGGTGCCTAACTTCTATTCGGGCGCTGGCCCACGCGGTATGATCGGTGACCGTATCCACGCTGAGTACGACTTTGAGTACCGGCACGTCGATGCTTACTTCCTTGTGCAAGCTCTCAACTTCAACATCGACAACAGCGGTAACGAAGAAATAGAGTTTGAGCTTGAAATGATCCCACCGAGGTTGGCGTAATGTCTTGGCGCGATAGACGACCACAACCGCAGACTACCGATAGTGCGCTGCTACGACGGCTTGAGGCAGCCGAAGCTCGGCTAGCATCCCTAGAGAAGACTGGCCCTGTTTCGCTCCAACTCATCGACATTGAAGATTACGAGGATGATCCCGCAAACATCAATATCGGTGACGTTAACGTTAACTGGCCTGGTGTACATCGTGAGGCTAGACGGTACGATCCTGCTGTTTACTTCCACGATCAGAAGTGGCGCGCTCTAGGCTCTAACGCTGCTGTCTACGAAATCAAGGTTTTTGAGGATGACGAAGAGAACATCGTCAAAGACCGTGCTTTCGTGTGGGAGTTTCCTGAAGACCTTGACGGCGCTGTCGTTATGAAGGCCGGTGCTTTCGTTACGACCGCTGGCGGCGATCAGGAGATTGACATTGCTGTGGATGGTGGTGGATCAATCCTCGATAATACCATTACCATCCCTGCCGGTGAGAAATCGTCCAGGGCCGGAAGAACGCCACAAGCTGAGCATGAAATGGCTTGGGGTGGTGACCAGCTTAGCATCAATACCATTGCTGCTAGCGGTATGGGTCTAGGAGTGTGGGTGCTTGCTGTCGGTGCCGGTGTCGGTGGTGTACTGCTTCAGGGCTATAAGGGTGATCCTGGGCCTGTAGGCGTTCCTGTCGGTAACTACACTCCTGGGACGACTTATGAGCCTGGACAGATCGTTACCAATGGTGGCTCGTCTTACATCGTCATCACCAATGTCACTAACGTCGAACCTGGCGTCGATCCCGGTTGGGAGGCAGTTTACCAGCTCATCGCAGGTAACACCAAAACTGGCAGTGTCAGCATGACACTTCATGCAGGCAGTTATGCGTTGATACCAGGCATAAAGGGCGCAAAGAAAATGCCCTTCGCAGGCGAGATAACATCGGCTGAGCTGGTAGCAGACTTCGCAGGCGATATCGAAGTTGAAATCCTTAAGTCTACATACTCGACATGGCCTACGATGACGAGTATAGTCGGTAGTAACCCTCTTACGCTTTCCGGTGCTATCAAGACTACCAACAGCACTCTTACTGGCTGGACTACAGGATTCGCTAAAGACGACTACCTGATCTTCAAGTTGAACAGTGTCAACATCATTAGCCGTATTACAGTCAGTTTGGAGGTTGACCGGACATGATCCTGTGGATGGACTCTTTTGACGCTATCTCAACTATGGCGCAGAAGTACGATTTCAACTTCAACACGTCTATCACCACTGATGGGCCTTTCGGTGATAGCGCGCTGGCTCTTACCAATACCGACCACAACGCACAGAAGAACCTTCCTACCAGTTACGGGCCTACCTTCATCATGGGCTGTCGTATGAAGTTTAACTCGTACAGCGGTGATGCACCGTTGTTCTCACTATTCGACGGAGCATCGTCGCAGGTAGATATACGGCCTGTGATCGTTGGTTCGACTATCAAGCTGTATGTCACTAGGAACGGCACGACGCTCGGTACCGGTTCTATCGTAATGACTACGGCTATTTGGTATTACGTCGAATTCAAGGTAACGATCCACGATTCCACAGGTATTGCTGTTACACGGATTGACGGCGTGACCGATCTGAACCTCTCTGGCCTCGATACCAAGAACACTTCTAACGCTACCGCCAATATGTTCCGACTCGGGCATAACGCCGGTGGAACCAGGGACGTGCGAATCACCGACTTTATCCTTATGGACGGCGTTGACTCGGGTGTCACTGGTTTCCCGAACAACGATTTCATCGGCGATATCCGCGTTCAGGCGCTCTACCCGAATGCTGACGGTACTACGAGTCAGATGGTTGGTTCTGACGGTAACAGCACCAGCAACTATCTGCTGGTTGACGAAGCTACTCCGAACGACGATACCGATTACGTCGAGACTCTCACCGTCGGCAACAAGGACACCTATAACTACGGTTCGCTCTCTGCTGGTACGGGACTTGTCTACGGCATCCAGATCAACGCTAGAGCGCGTAAGACGGATGCAGGTACTCGCAAGTTTAAACTGCTGAGTAGGTTCAGCGGTACTGAAATCGAAACTGGCCCTGAGAAGATTCTCTCGCTTTCGTATCAGAACTTCTACGATATCCGTGAAGCTGATCCTAGCGGTAATCCGTGGGATATCAGTTCTGTGAACGCGATGGAAGCCGGAGCTAAGCTAACCACGTAATATGTCCTCACCAGTAGACGCAGGCAGAGCCACTTATGCTTCAGCATCAACTAACCCTCACAACATCACGTTGCCGGGTTCGATTGCGGCTGACGATCTACTTGTGCTTTTGGTACGTGCGCCTAACAACATGGGCACTACGTCTATGCCTGCTGGCTGGTCTAAGATCATTACCAGTCAGGCCGACGCTGACGACGATCATCAGGAAATGTGGCTTAAGACCGCCACAGGTTCTGAGGGTTCAACCGTCACTTTCACTATGGCGGCGTCAAGACGGCTTGCCGCTATCTGCTGGCGTGTCACTGGTGCCGGTAGCTATGTCATATCTACGGACGCTATCAGCACTACAGCCCTCGACAGCCCT